CGAATAACGGGTCTTTTTTCCAGTTGTGTATCGACTGTCTACTAACGCCTGCTAGTTCCGCAATTTCTTCGTCTGTCTTACCGCCTTTTTTCGGTAGCGACAAGTGTTGGATAGCGATATAATGTTCGGCATTCAATCGTTTTAACGCCATTTGTATCGGACTCCTTTCGTGGGTTTGATTGCGGAGTTATGTCCGCGGCTATCTGCGTTGTTTTACGTCTTCATATATACGGATACAAAGTGTCGTAAAGTATGTATACTAACGGTAATGTTTTTACAAAAAAGTACAAAAAGATAGCGCCACCTAACGGCGACGCCTTCTATATCATTTATTATCGATAGTATATTTATCGAATATCTTTATTAATAATAAGTGGCGCCGAATGAGCTTTAGCGAATGAAGGCGCAGGATTTGTGTTAACAAAGACTAAGAAATAATTTAGCATCAAAAAACGATGTATCCCTTGCGCCCGTAAGCGCCAACCTCGTTTTCGAGTGTCCAAATAAGCGCACACAAAACGCCACTTTTGTCCAAATAAGCGCACATTGGCACGTCGTTACTTCTTCTTTTTAACGTTAAACATCGCCTGCAACGTCTTATCAGGAGCGCTCATTTTACGGTAAAATACCCACGGATTAAACATATACTTCTCACTTCCGCCAACTTTCACACGAGCGATTACGTACTTTCCATCGAAGGTCATTTTCGGTAATCTGCGGCTTATTTCGCCTGGGCTAACGTCGATAGCCTCCGCTAATTCTGCGCGATCAAGAAAATTAATCTTCTCCGGATTGGATTCGTACGGATTCGAGCAAAGCGCATTCGTATCGTAATGGACTAACGGTAACATTCGGTAAATTAACCCGAGGTCCGCCGCCTTAACTTCTCGATAAACACGCTTAACCTTCGCAGTATATGACTTTATTACGTATGGATTATCGGAAACCCCTCGGAAGTGAAATCGTTGGTTAATTGCGTATCCTCCGTCATTTTCGTTAATTATTCCGTTAGTGACTGCGGCATTAAAGAAATTATAGAATACGCTGCGCTTTTTCGTTAATTGTAGCACCTGTATCATATCCGCCTTATTCATCGGCGACTTATCGGCGTTTATTAGCGTCCCTGTATCGTAATTTACGTGGCATTGAAGCAGTAGCAAATATCCGCATTGTGCCGTAGTAAGAACGGAATATACTTCGTGCAAAGCGTCCATTGCTGAAAATGTGAAGTTATTGCTGCGCCCTTTCTCCGCTTGTTTGATCCGCTTGTACGCTTCCGCCTGTACGCGGTTTGTCATAAGATAATTGACCGTTAAGTCTTCGCCTGTTTCTACATGAATAACACGTAATTTACTCGTTTCTTTCATCGTATCCCTCCGTTAAAATATAAAATTAAAAGCCCGCCGAAGCGAGCTAAAAATACTCTTCACTATATAGGCCGCGAAACAGCCAAAAATATGGTATATCTAAGTGAAATGTAATGAAAATGTAATATTAGTTATTATTACGAATTGGCAAACGATAATCTTTTCCGTCTACTCCTACCGTTTGCGTCGAGTTAAAGCCGATTTCCTTACTATTATTTGACTTTCGTTTATGACGTCCCTCTGTCCTTCTTGCGTATTGATCCGCACTCATTATCGGATTCTCATTCGCAGACATTTTATTACGCGCCATATCCGTCAATTCCTCACGCAATATCAACGAACCTAATCGCTCTAATTCGTAAGGCTCCGGGACCTTGCCGTCCGTAACCATTACGTAATTTTCGATAAGTTCGTCGATTTGCTTAATGCGCTTATTACGGTCCAATAATTCGGGCTCACCCGCTTTAGTACGTTCGATTAAATCCGTTACCGCTTCGTTAAATTTCGTTTTCGGGTGCATTTATTCCGCCTCGCTTTCGGTTAGTTTTCGTTCGGCAATTTCGTCATATACGTTTTCAATTCGTTGATTAGCGATGCGGACGTACTCAGATTCGAGTTCAAATCCGATGAATTTGCGGTTAGTGCGAAGGGCTGCTACGGCGGTAGTTCCGGAACCCATACAGTTGTCGAGCACCGTTTCGCCTTCGTGTGTGTACGTATTGATTAAGTACGCGAATAAGTCTACAGGTTTTTGTGTCGGATGATACTTATCTTTATCGTAAGGGAACTCGAGAAGCTGCGTCGGATAATTTGTGTATTTTTGAACGTATGAGTTACTTTTTAAGTCAGACCAGTTATCCCCGACTTTACCACGTCGATTTTCTTTTCCATATTCAATTAACCCTTGAGGATTATATGTCGGCTGTTTTTTATAGAATACGCTTATATTTTCGTGTTTTTTCAATGGTCTCTTATTAGCTAATTGAAAGCCAGTAGAGTTATTCTTTATCCAAATCCACTCATACCTAAATAGTTTAGGATTTGAAGCATTTAAAGCGGTTGTAAATGGTTGGCTGCAGGTTAAGACTATTGCCCCATTGTCTTTTATTACCCGCTCATACGCTTCCCACAAAATATCTAATTCTATTACCGAATCCCAGTTATTATTAGTCGTCCCATACGGCAAATCGCAAAGTATCATATCCACGCTCTTATCCGGAATCAACCGCATTCCTTCAATGCAATCCATTTGATATATACGATTTAACTCTAAACTTCCGATCAACTCTTTCCCCATTAGCGAACCACTCTCCGTTTCCCATGTCGTATTGTTACGTAATAATTTCCGTACTTTACCGTCGTACTGGACCATGCGTTTTCCACCGTATGAAGACACGATAACGAGTACCCTTCGTCACGCCACGCCCAATTCTCGTAAACTTCCGCTATTTTCTTTAATGCTACCGAAATGAATCGGCTGATTACGTCCTGACTTACGCCGACTCTTTTACCCGCCTCTGCCTGCGTTAAATCCTCTTCGAAAACTAACCGTAACGCCTGACGCTGCCTATCCGTCAAGCCTGCCCGTGAGATTGCCGTCTCTAGGTCGATTAGTATAATAGTAGCGTCATAGTCTCCGAGAAACTGGCGGGACTTGAGCGCGTTATAGTTTGCGAGCAATAATCGGATACCGTTTGCGTTGTCTAGCGCATACCTGGCGGAATAACGACGATCGCCCGCTTCTTTATCGTGCATTGATACGCCCATTAAATCGCCTCCGTTTCCGTGTTTTTAATACGTTGGTTAGCGATATCGACATATTCCTCGCTTATTTCGAATCCGATAAAATTGCGATTGTTTAATTTCGCCATTTTCGCAGTTGTACCGCTACCCATGAACGGATCCAATACAATATCCCCTTCGTTTGACCATGAAATAATATGATCTTCCGCTAATTTTTCCGGAAACATGGCCGGATGTTTAATCTTTCCTGTTTGGGTACTTCCAGTTCTGTATTCAAATATATTCCCTTTTATTTTCATATCATTTACTACCACTTTCGGTCTTTCCGTTAACGTTCCGTCATCCGTTTTATAATAAGAAGATTTCCCCCACGTTTCTTGACCTCCGTATTTAGTAGGTATTTTTATCGGGTTGAAGGTTTTAGGCTTACCTTTACTGAAAACAAACATGTATTCCCATTCCTGTTCGTACCTGTTATGCGTTAACGGTGTATAATTTAATTTTCTATATATCATGGTGTCATGAAGATTAAACCCTATTTCCTTGAAATATAATGCTTGTTTAAAACTAGTACCCGTTTCGGATCCTTTATTCGTTTTATCTCCAACTACCCAAACAACTACGCCCCCATCTTTAGTTACTCGATATAATTCTTTAGCAACTTTTTCGAAATTGAATGAATATCCGTTATATTTACGAAGATCATCATATGGCGGAGAAGTTACTGTTAAATCTACGGATCCGTCAGGTAATTGATTCATACCGTTCACACAGTCAAAATTGTGAATCTTGTTTAAGAATGCTTCCAAATTTCGACCACCTTCCGTTAATTTCTTGTTAATTCGCTAATTTCTCCCGAAAACTTTTAACCGCCGTCATCCCTCGTCCTATTGTCACAATTTCGCGTAATAGCGTATAATAACGTTAAAGTAACGCTAAGAGGAGCTGTTTTTATGGCGAAAACAAATAATTTCGAATGGATTTCGAATGATTCTGCGTCACATGACGCTTATATAACGATTGATAAACAACTGCGCTTATACGTCAGCTCCAAAGCGCGCAAACTTTTCGGATTCAAAAACGAAGAGGCTTTCGAGCTTTTCGTCGGCTATGATCCGATTAATAAACGTCTCATTATCGGAAAAGTTGACGTTAACTCGCCCGCTAATGTAAAGCCGTTTAAATTCGATAAGAGGTCGTACGCATCCGCCCGTCCGTTTCTTCCGAAGACTGACATTGCCGTCAATACTTTGCCGTTACGTTACGGATTTGTCGGACGAATGCAGACCGATAAAAAATATCCAAGTGGTACGTATTTGTTTCAATTAGACGGATATGATGCGCCTGATGGCGGTTTATAATTGCGGAGTAATTGCCTATTTTACTCCGCTTTTGTTTTGCGCAACTCAACCAACGTAAGCACCGCGTACCCTGCCGCATCGAGCAACGTATCCTCAACGCTTTCACCTACTGTATCCTTCGCGCCGTTTACGAGGTTTTCTAGGCGACTCATCTTGTCGTCTAGGCGGATAAGTCCGGAAAGAACGCCATACTTGGCGAACTGCTTCGAAAAGCTATCGTCATAGTCGCGATTCTTGCGGATAAGCAGCGACTTTAGTTCGTCGCAAAGCTCTGCGATTCTTTGTTCTTGCGTCATATAACACCGTCTCCCTTCGTAACTAACTTCGTAAATGCTTCCGCTAGCTTATCGATATCTTGCTCGCGATCAATTCGCAAGTTGACCGAAAAGTTATGCGCCATTGTTCGCTCGTCAAGAAATACAATATCCGATAACGCCATTTCGGTAAGTTCGCTAGTTTCGTTAAGTTTAGCGGACAAATTCGCATTCTCTTGCGCTAGAGTTTCGACGTTGCCTTGCGTCATACGAAGTTGGTCTTCTAGCGATGAGACTCGGCGGGCTAAATTCGAGATAATATCGATTAATCTATCGGAATTAACTACCTCGAACTCTTCGTTAAATAAGCGCCCTTTTTCCGTTGTAACGGTAGCGTCCTCGGATGAGATTACGGTCAAAGTATCGCCATCTTCGTACTTGTTTCCGTTTGGAAACATCGCGTTAGTGACGAGGATTAAGTCGCCAGGTTGCGCTTTACTCATTCGCGTCCGCCTCCTTTTCGGAGCCGTGAAGAATATCTAGCGCCGATTGTGGCCATTTAGTTCCGCTATCCCACTCCGTCTGACTTTCCATTACGTAGCAATCGATAAACTCACCGTCAATTACAAGCTCAGGTGTCGCCCATGTTGACGCTAAGAACGTATAGTCATCGAAATTAGGACTTCCGTCTTCGAGAATAAGTCCGCCTGTATATTCCCAATCTCCGCTTAGACCTGCCGAAGCGAACTTCGCGTCTTTCTCCTTGATTAAAGTCGCTGCTTTATCCCAATCGAACACTTTCATTTCTTTCCCTCTATTCGCTTCACCTAACGCAAATGCTCTGAAATTATCCATTACTATTCCTCCTTCGTTTTTATAATCCGAACCTTCAGCGTACGCCTTCCGAACTCCAACGCCCTATCCAAGTCCGCGATATACAAATCCAACCGCTTCCCTTTAATTGCTCCGCCACGATCATCGCAGCGCCTTTCGCCAACGCCTTCGATATCAATAACGGTACCTAACGCTAACTCCTGCGGACAACTCACCGTTAATCCTTCCTTAACTCGATTGCCGCTCGTAGTAATTCCGTAACCTTCATCGCCAGGACGTTTGCCCGTCGACTCGTAGCCGGAGGTATACGCGGTAACTTCGTAAGTTTCGCTAACGGGCTGCGCCTTGCTTTCCGAAGTTCTAGCCGGACTCTCTGCGACTTTAAATATCCTCGGCTTAGTATCGACTTGCGGATGTAGGGCGCCAACTAGATTAATGTCAAGCGCTCCGCCTGCCGTTAGTAGTTTCGTAGTTATAAGAATCGTAGCTAATCCGATAATAAAACCTCCTTGCTTATCTGTACCCTTTTCCGATTTGTGCGATTAGAGTATCGTAGAATCTTGGTAAATACGGCTTGATTGCGTAAACTGCTTGCGTCATAACGTCTCCGATTTGTGGCTCCGCTTCTTTTCCGTTTGGCGATAATTCTGCGGAACGTTGTCGTGCCATATGCCATAATGATCGTAGATTTATAGCGAATGCAGATTCAACCGCTTGATACGTTCCAAGACGTCTGCGCGCCGCTTGTTTTTTCGCTCTATTGTCGAGAATGACATCCGTATATCGCTTGAAATCGTGTAATACGTCCAGTTCGATATGCTCTCGTTTCTGCTCATCGGTCACACAATCGTCAGGAAATACGATGGTTAATCCGTGATTAAAGAAATTAACATAACGGCTAGACTCGTAGTTTTTAGAGTTATGTCGATAACGATTCATTTCCGCTTCAGTAGCGCGGTCGAAGATAAACTCGTAGACGAACGATACTAATTCGAGAGGTTCTCCGTGCATTTGCTCGAAGCCGTACTTATCAACTACGCCAGGCTTTGACGGAGTTTTATAGTTCTTTTCGAAAGCCTTAACGAGAATTGCGTCCGCCGAATATCCTTCGAGCATGCCGACTGGTTGCGTTACTCCGATTAAATGCGCTTGAGGTTTAACGGAATAGATTCGTAGAGTTTTTCCGCGATAAACCTCTTCGTGTTCTAGCGTTTTATTCCAGTCTCTTTGCGGTAAATTATTTAAATCGTACATTACTTATCAACTCCGTCATAAATTTTTACGTTCTTATCAGCGCACGCTAATAAACTTCGATGGTACCAATCGTCGATATATTCGTGTTTCGTATTACTTAAATCGTAGTAATTTGAGCGATTCACTATGACGTTTGGGCGTTGTCCTCGGTAATGTCGTCCGATTGTCGCCTCACCAATTCCGATAAAATCAATTCGCAAGTCGTCCGTTATAATTGAACGAGTTCTTTGCATATTTGCGTCGTCTGTAACGATTAACATATACGTAGTCATTCGCCTCTCACCCCGCTACTTCCAAATCCGCCGTTACCTCGCTCACTTCCGCTAAGCTCGTTAACTTCGCTAAACAACGCCGTCTCATGCTGATTAATTATCGCCTGAGCAATCCGATCACCTCTTCGAATAACGTAAGTCCCTCGCGGATACCAAAGGCGCGTATAGTCTTCGCCGTCCAACGTTTTCGGATACGCCATAAACGGAACTAAATCGCCGTCTTGTACCGCAACGACTGGCGCTGCAATATTATCGATGATAACTCCGATTGGTCCACGATATCCGCTATCGACCGTTCCGAGTTGAACGCGTAGCTTAGTTTTCGCAGTAATTCCGCTACGTGGACGAATTTGTACTTCGTAGTTCGGCGGAATCTCAATCGCGATGTCCGTTGGAATTACGACCGTTTCGCCTGGCTTAATGATGACGTCTTGGCTTGCGCAAATGTCCGCGCCCGCGTCGCCTTGCTTTGCATATGACGGTAAGATTGCGTCTTCGCTTAAACGTTTCACTTTTACGTTAACTCTCATTCGATTTCCTCCTTTGAATATTTATGCGGAAGGTCAAAAACGCTATATTGTTTATATTCCGCCTGTCTTTTAAATATCGATATCCAACGATATCTTTTTAAAATTATCTCGATTTTATCGCAGCCACACTCTCCGCAATACATGGCGACAATGCCTTTTAATTTGGTACTACCGCAATCCGAACAGA